TGGTAGACCAACCGATGAATACGAAGTTGATAAACAATCAAGTATAGAACTCAGAGGTGCTGATTTTTTAGAAGATGAGATTGATAGCGATTACGAAGAAAGTGAAATGTCAGGATGTGGATGTTGCAATAGTTGTTCTGGAGAACAAGATTGCGAATGTGGATGTGAAAATTGCAAATGTTCACCTGATGAGAATATACAAAGAGCTTCTGATTTTATCAATTCTCTTTTTTCAGAAAATCTTAAATACCATTTAGATAATAATAAACCTATTACTGAAAATATATTTAGACCAGGTTCTGAATCTTTTTATGATGTTATTAAAGAAGCTCGTAAATTATTTGATTTAGGAAGAGTTAAGTTATGTGATATTGACAAAGAAATTTATGAATCAACTGAAATTGGAAAATTTGGATATTTCAATGGTGAACTGGTTCCTTTAGATTTACCAATGGAAAACATTGAATCTATACAAGAAGCAGAATACAAAGGTAAAGAAGTTGAATTAAATCATCCAATGAGAAATACAAAATCAGGTAAGAAATACTATGTATATGTTAAGAATCCTAAGACTAAAAAAATAATTCGTGTGAATTTTGGAGATGTTAAAGGAGGATTAACTGCTAAAGTTAGTGATCCAGAAGCTAGAAAGAATTTCGCTTCAAGACATAAATGTTCAACTAAAAAAGATAAAACTAAAGCAGGTTACTGGGCTTGTAGACTAAACAAATACGGTCATTTGTTTGGAGGCAAAACTTATCCGGGATTCTGGTAAAAGATTATATAACTATGAAACATTTAAAAACATATCAAATATTTGAATCGGCTAACAAAAAATTCATCACTGACTTTCTGATTGATTTTGGCATGTTAATAACGATGGGCTTTTCACAAATAACTAAAAGAGGAGTTAATCAAAAATCAACTAATGAATTAACTGATATGATGAAAAGACTTAGAGAACCTCTTATAAATGGGAAAACCTATACTCAAATAATTGATGATATTAGTTTATTATACAATAATCCTAAGTTGTTATCAGCACTGATGGGACAAATAAGAGAACTTTTATTATATATTGAACCAAGAGTCAAAAACTATGTAGAAGAATGTGATGTTAAAGATAATTGGTTGGGTAAAATTGATAAATTCAAAGAAAGATATAAACAGATAGTAAGTTAATGTTACCATTTCAAGAAACTAAATTAAGTGATAATACATTTATCAGAGAGTTCAGTCAAGATACTGATTCTGGAGAGTTTATGTGGCACAGAGATCATGAAAATCGTATTGTTGAATCTATTTGCGAAACAGATTGGATGATTCAAATAGATAACGAATTACCAAAAGTAATAGAAGGTGAAGTGTTTATACCAATGGGTGCTTATCATAGGCTAATAAAAGGAACAGGTGATTTAAAAATCAATCTAACAAAACTGGTAAATTAAATCTATTTTCAATAAATTTATTTAATTCAATACATTTTTCAAATTCATCAATTTCTGCAAGTTCCAGAACTACTCGCCGCAAATATCTTCTTGAATATATTTTAAGTTCCTTAGAATAAGGTTTTCCAGATAAACATCTATCATAAACTTCAATAGGGTTCATTTTAATCGTTTTGTGCGTTATAATTATCTTTATAAATCTTAATTATCTCATCAAATTCTGAAATAACTCCGGATTTGAATTTTTCGTTGTCGTATTTTTGTTTTAGAATATACTCTTTAACATAGTCCTCATAATCTAAAGAAATGGAAATATCCATAGTTTCTTCATCGATTTCAATTGACTCATTCAACTCATCATCATCTTGTAATTCTTTAGTGATGTCGTCAATATACTCAACAGAAGCAAAATTACTCTTTTCTAATATAATTTCCAATTTTCTTCTTAACTTTCTATTAGAGATAAGTAGGTTATTAGATATAGCAATATCAATATAGTCTTTAGAATCTTTTAAGTTCTCAAGTGTTTGAACACCATCTTCATCGATAACTCTTACTTTCTTAAATACCGGAGATACATTATTAGGAATAAACTCTTCAGTTTCATCATCAACATTTATAACAAAAATTCCTTTTTGATCACCATAGTCATTTCTATCCATTTGAAAAACAGAACCAACAAAAGTAAAGTTTTTATTAGTTTGAACTAAGTGAATATGACCTGAATAAACTCCTTTAAATGCTGAGAAGTTTTTAATATCAATTTTATCAGAGTTTTTATGAGCAACTGAAGTAAGGTGCATTCTACAACCATTCAAATCAGAGTGACAGAATAAATAATCACAATCTCTATTTCCATCAATGCTTTTTATTTGTTCAATTCTCTTTTCAATATAAGGCATCATTAAAATCTTCTTACCATTCCATTCAATTTTAGTAACTTTGTCATAAATTGAAACATTAGGAATATATCTAAAAGGTCTAATTGAGTTAATTTCAGAAGCTGATTTAGACCACAAATCGTGATTTCCAATAATGATATGAGTAGGAGCTATTTTAGATAGTTCTTCAACAACATCCATTCCATAATTAAGAAGATTAATAGGAATAACGTTTCTGTTATCGAAAAGGTCACCTAAATGAACTATGATATCTCCGGGTTGAATTCTTTTTTTTAAAGTTGGAATAAGAAAATCTTCAAAGTATTCTCTATGAACTTTATACCACTTATCAACTGAATTAGGATAACCTAAACCAATATGTGTATCACCTATTAGATAAATCTTTGCCATATTATAATATACTTTTTTACTTAGTATTTATAGTCTAAAAACACAAATAGTTTTACTCTTCATTTTTTTCAGATTTTCTTCTAGCTTCCCTAGCACATTTTTCACAACCACTACCAGAATACAAATGAGCGTCTGGTGTTTGTTCAAAAACTCCATGAACTGGACATATTATTTTGACTTTAGTTCTGCAATTTTCATAAAGAACTAAATCATAATTATACTTATTATTGTGTTTAATTCTAGATCTAATTATAAAATCTTTACTTTTTTTATTTTTTCTATTTAAAGCATTAAACTCTTTTTCAATCGATTTCTCTTTTGATTTGCAATTTTTATTACAGAACTTTCTATCTGGTCTACCATATTTTATTTCCTTAACACAATATCTATAATTACAGTTCATTAATTATCTATTAAATCTAAAAAGTGGAAAAGGCAAAATTTACAACATATTTGAAGTAAAACGACTTAGAGATAAAAACATGAAAAATATATAAAGAAAAGTACAAAAAATAATTAAAAAGTATGGCATTACCACATTTTACACAAGTAACAAATGCAGGCTCACCGGGTGGACCAGGAACTCTACCAGATGAAGTAGTATATCTTAACTTGTTTGAGATAACTTTTATCTTACCAGTTATCTTACAAGCACAGGGAAGAGATCCTATCTTATTGCTTCAAAACGCAACTAAAATCGACTTAAACTTAACTGAATTCGACGTTGCAGAAAAAACTCAGAGATTTAAATACTCTACAAGATTATTTATGGCACCTCCAACTAAAACGGATGTGGCATTTTCTATTCCATTACAAGTAAACGTGAATCAAGCTGGTTCTATGGAAACTTGGAATACAATGAAAGCGTGGTATGATTTAGTATTTAACTCTCAAAATGGTGCACTTCACTATAAATCTGACATCATCGGAACAGTTATTGTTAACCAACACGATAAAAAAGGTGTGGTTCTTAGAAGAGTAACTTTCCAAAACGTTCAATTAAAGAAAATTGGAGGTTATTCACTTGACTGGGGTTCTAACGCAATAGTTGAAAACGTTGCATTAGACTTCGTAGCTGACTACTTTATCGACGAATATATCGATCAAAACTTCAGAATCGAGCCACCATTGGTTTCTGGATATTAATAATAATAATACAAATAAAAAACCCATCAAATTTGATGGGTTTTTTTGTTTTATAATGTTTGTAATTAGAAGCTTGGCATACTAAAGTTCCCAAAGTTAGGAGAACTCATATTTCTCATCATACCGTCATAATTTGGCATTCCTTTAGATTGTTCACCTTCTTGTTTCTTACGAGAGTTATCTTCTTCCTCGGCAAGTTCATTAACAAGTTTGATGTTTTCTTCCAATAACCAAAATGGCCAACTATCAATTGCAGATTCTTGTAATCTCCAGTGTTTTTGAAGTAACAACTTATTCTTTAATATATGCGTCAAAGGCATCTGGAACAACGAAAATACCTGAGGCTCCGTTGGGAAATTGCATATCTGTGCGGACCTCCTCACCGCACTCACAAGTTGATTTTAATTCAGAAATACCAATAGTCATTTTTCCAACAGCTGCATTAAGGAATTGAAAAGAAATATCATCCATTTCTTCAAACTCTTTTACTTTTGACTTAACACCATCAATAGTAATTGAAGATCTTCCAGGCATTAAGAAAGGAATAATTTTCAAAAAGGCCAAGTTTGGAGTTCTTTTTTCTTGATTTTCTCTAATGATATAATCAGTGAAAGCTTTTTGTAGACCTATATTTGGAGGACAAAGTTCAAAGAATTTACCATTTACAGTTTTAAACTGAAATGTTCTTGTAGCAAGATTAAAATATTTTTCTAACTTCTCATCCATTTCATGGAAATGGAAGTTACTTCTTACCAATTCAACTTTCAACTCCTGACCACAACCACACTTAACAGTAACTGCTAAAGCATTTCCTTGTTGGAATGTCAACTCTCTGATTAAGAAAATTAAAAATAATCTGTCTTGGTCTTTAATCTCTAAATAAGAACCTATTTTGCCATCAGGGAATTTAATACGAACACATGCTTGAAGCATATCATTCATTTTTTCAACAATATCATAGAAGTTGTTATCATCAACCATTGCATAGGATTGAATCTCTCTAACTTGCGCTGGACGAACCATAAATAGTGTTCCTGTAGGATAAAACTGACCACAAGGCAATTCTCTGATATCCATATTGAAATATTGCAAGTCACTAGTTCTATTTACCTGTGGATTCTCCACAAAAGGAATATCACCCGAAGCTTCTTTTTGACCTTGATCTAAGTCTTGTAAATGTCTTTTTAGGTAATCCTCTTCCGACATTTCATTTTTATTATTTGACATATAATTTTAGATTATTTTTTTTATATATTACATATATTATCTCCTCTATTATAATCTAAATTCACTAAAAAGTTTTATTTAAATAAAAAAACCCTCAACTTTTTAAGGTTGAGGGTTTTAAATTATTTTTCTTAAAGATTATCCGTTGATGAATCCACCAGCTGCGATAGCTCCTGTTCTAAGAATTGTTACATTGTTTACGATGATACCCATACCTTTAATCGGTTCAACATATGTATCAAGAACACCAATTTGGTTGTCAATAATCTCAGGAGTGTTGTTTTCCTCATCCATTTTATTGAAGTAGTTATATAAACCATTCTTACTTACATAAGTCTCACAGATAACATCTGCTCTTAATTTAATATCTGATCTGATAT